CGCACCGCAGTGCTGCAGCGCGCGATTGATGATGTCCACAGGAGTATTGAAAGCGGTGTCGTAGTAGAGCATGGGCCAATCCTCCGCCCAAGCCTATCAGTGCAGGGGCACGCGAGCAACCGTTAGGTTCACGCCGCCGCCGGTATCGCCGGTCAGCGCGAACTGATATGAGCCGGGCGGCAGATCGACGATGATTGCGCCGGCCGCTGAGAGCGTCGCGACTTTCTCGTTCTGCTCCGCAGCCGATGCATCGTAAGCGCCGAAAATGTCCACGAAGTTGCCAGCGGCGTCTTCCACCTGCACCGCGGCGGTCGAGAACGTGCCGCTTGCAATGAACATGTACCGGCCGCCAAGCTTCAGAACGAATGCCTGAGTGGCCGTGGTGACGCCAGCGAAGTATACTGCTTCATGCGCCATCATGGCGACGATCCTTACGTTTCGTTCGCCGGGCCGTCTTGGAAGACCGTGACGGTTCCGTCGAGCACATAGTCGGAGAGACGACGGAGCGCCTGCGCGACTTCGGAGCGATACCAGTAGGCGCCCGATGCATTCTGCGTGGGCGTTGCGACGCGGACTTCAATGTCGAGCGTCGCTGTGGAGGCCGCACCTTCAGTCACGCCGCCGGGCGAATAACCGTCCTGCTCGCCGTAATTGAAGCCGAAGAAAATGTTCGCCATCTGGCGCTCCTGTTTAAACGTTACCGGTATTTCGGCACGTCCTGAGGACGTGCCGAAACATTACGGCGCCGCGTAATCGACGATCACACCGATGTTGCCGGCAACCGCCGTATGGGCGACCGCTTCGACCGCGGCGACGACATCGATAAATCCGCCCGGATCGGACGCGAGGCCCAGGAAGTCCCAGAGCATCTGGTCCATGTTGATCGGGCCGATCTTCGACGTGGTGATCGCACCCGCCAAGCCGGTCGCGGTCGGCGCCGCCGTGGAGGCGAAGAAGCACGAAGTCGAGATCAGCGTGCCCTGCAGCGAGGGCTGCGTGCCATCGATGGTGCTGTCGCTGTAGTAGGCGCCCACGTTCCAGGCCAGCGTCGGCGTGCCATAGCTGTCCATCACGGCGTCGGCAAAGAGCTTCATGCTCTTGACGTTCGCGCGCGAGGGAAGGCGTACGAGCTTGTAGGTGCTCGACGTGGTGGCGAGACCCGTGGTCGTCGCACCGCAATAGTCGCTTGTCTGCACGACTTCCGCGGCGATGTTGAAGCCTGCGGTGTCGTAGGCCGGCGCAATCGCGATGGGGGAAGACGTGAGGCTCCCGTCCAAGTTCGTGATTGTGCGGCTGAGAAGGTTGTCGGCTGCCATAGTCGTTACTCCAAATCCTCAAGTGGCGGAGAGGGAGGGCCGAAGCCCTCCCGCACCTATTACGGGTCAATCGGTGCGCCCGAAGTGTCGGCGCACAGGACCTGCAAGACTTTGCCCGGCTGCGTACGGGTCGCCCCGAACGTGTGGACCGTCGAAACGTCCCACGGATTGCCTTCCAAGTCGGGACGTTGGAAGATTTGCGTCTTGACTTCCTGCCAGAGGCCCAGATGCAGGCCGGAGCGCACGAAGACGAGAACGCCGCGCGTGGTGTTCAGGGTCGTCTGCGGGAGACGTTCCATCACGACCACATCCATGCCGACGAAGCGCGTGACCTTGCCATCGACAAGAACGGTGTTCTTGGCGATCTCGGCGTTGTACTCTGCGCTCGTAACCTGTACCTGCTTGAGCAGGTCGCTCTCCTGCTGGGAGCCGATCACGATAGTGACGGGATCGTTCTCCAGATCGTTTTCGTAGTGACGCAGGATGCGCCGTGCTTCGATCATCTTGGCGACCGTGAGGCCCGTGGCCGCGGCGGCGCCGAAGTTGGCGGCGACCTGGAAGCTCGACGTTACGAAGCTCTCGGTCGTCAGCGAGGACGCGTCCTGACCGATCAAGGCCGTGCCGGTCGCGGCTGCGATGACTGCATCGTCCCAGTCACGACCGCAAGCGTACGCGGCGTTCTGCGTCGCCATCGACTTCGGATCGACGATGGTACGCAACTGGTCGAAGTTGTCATAAAGCTGTTCGATGACGCGATCCTGCGGCGTGAGCCAGCGGCGCACGTAATCCTGCACGGTGTTCGTCTTCGGAGCGAAGCGGCCCTTGGGCGCGCGGCTCTTGATGGCGCCGATCTGGTTGACCGGCGAAACGAGTTTGCCGACGTAGCCGGTGCTTTCCTCGACGCGACCGCGCAGCTTGGAACCCTTTTGCTGAAGCAAGAGTTCGAGACGCTGCGTGAACTGCGTCGTATAGAAGGGGATCATACCCTGGTCAATCGTGGTCATGTCACTGCCTCAAAAGCGGTTTCAGATTTTCCGCCTTGTCCCTCACGGGGGGCTATGACACTTCGACCCAAAGGGTTCCCGAAGTGGGTCCAGCGCGCGGCGGCCGGATGGTCGCGCCCGCCTTCCGCCGCTCCCCGGTTCGCTGCGCGAGCCGCTAGCCGGGTGCTGGACATGATTGGTAGCGCAAGATTATTGCGCCGTCAAGCACTGCGCAAGATTATTTCGCGCGCCGTTTGGCGGAGCGGGTGAGCGCGAGGCCAAGGTTGCCGCGGGCACGAGTTTTCTTGTCGCTGCTGTGGCTGTCCTTCTCAAGCTGCTCGTGGGTGGAGATGCCGTTGCGAGCGGCTTTCTCTTTCTCCGCGCCGGGGTGCGTGATCTTTTTCGCTGCACGCGACAGCGCGCCCATGTTCTTCATTTCTTTTTCCTCATGCCTTTCGTCGAGAAATGTTTGCCCTTGTCCGCGTGGCGGAACTCTGTCGCGACCGATTGTGACGGCATCTTCTTGCCTTCGGCGCGCAGCTTCGCTCTGCCGGCTGATGTCGATGCCATCGCCATGAAACGGTGCTGCGCGCCGGAGGAAGAAGGCATCTTAGCCTCCGATGCCGGAGATGATTTTGACGAGCGAATTGAACTCCTCGTTCGCCTTGAAGTCGCCCGCACTGACCTTCGCAGACCAGCCGGCATCGCGCTTCAGTTCGTCGAGCTTCGCTTGCGCTTGCTCGCGCGTGAGGAGACCCTTCGTCACGCCGTCACCCGACGCAACGAATTTGTCTTCGCCCATCATCTGCCCAAGCTTCAGCAGCGACTGCATCGTCGGCTCATAGCCAACGGTGTTCTCAATCGTCTGGATGAAGTCTTCGGGAAGACCCAACTTCGTCACCGCCTGCGTGGCGATGAATTTGTTGGCTTCCTTGTTGGCGCCCCACGAAGCGTCGAGCTTTGCGCGGCCTTCGGCGATGGCGGCTTGACGTGTCGCGATCTCCTGCTGCTCCGCGCCTTCCATGAACTTCACGAAGTCGCTGACGAGTTCCTGCGCCTTCGCCGCGGGGATGCCGCGCGCGTGGACGCTCTCACGCATCGTATTGACAAAGCTATCGTCGAGATCACTCCCATCCGAAAACTTGATCTTGGAGAAGTCGTAGCCATCGGCCTTCTCCGGTACGCCGATCTTCGCGTTGAAGGCTTTCCATCCTTCGGTGTCGGCGGCGTCCTTCGGCATGCGCACAAGTTGTTCGCGTGGGATACCCAGGTGCTTTTCGACTTCGTGGTAAGATTTCACTGCTTCGTGCAACGCTTCGACGGCGGGCTTTTGATCCCACCCTTTGAGCTTCAGATTGCCCAGCAAACCCTCGCGCGCCGTGCGTGTCGCGTCATCCCAGTTACCTGGATTGACGAAATACGGATCGGCTGCGACGGTTGCCACAGTTGTCGTTCCTTCAGGCATTGATTTGGTCCTTGCGTCGTGCCAGAGCGAACATTTCCTCCGGCGTTAAATTGAGAGCCCTTTGCAGCCGAAGCCACACTTGGCGACGGCCCTCACGGATCGCCAAATCTCTATCACTGTTGCCGGTCGCGGTTGTGCGGTTCGCGCAACAGAAGTCTTCGATGTCGGCGAGCACGTATTGCACTGCCGGCGATTGCCGATTGAACACCTGCTCGTAAGCTCGCTTGTGCCCACGGATGTAGCGCATCGCGCGGTCGATCATGCTGTCATCGCTCATTGCTGGGGCGCTCCGCCGGGCTGTTGACCTGTGATCTGCTGTCCGCCCTGCTTGGCGACGACAGCGCGAGCCTTGAGCATCGCAGCCTGCGCCGGCAGAGCCTGAACTTGCTGCTGTTGCTGCTGCGCTTTCGCGCGCGCTTGGCGCTTCGCCGCGATCTTATCGGGCGACGCCATCCAGCTTTCGGGCACAGATTGAATGCGCGCGATCTCCGGCCAAGCAACGTCGTGATCTGCCCAGTCGAGCACGGACGGATCGGACATCTGGCCTGCGACCTGTAGCGAGCTTTCCATGGTGCGCAGGAAGCCTGACGCTTCACCTGCGCGCATCATCTTGAACAGCGGCGAGATGAACTGCACGCGGTACTCGCCGCGTGCTTCCGCAAGCTCCGGCGGCATGGGCGGCAGAATGCGCATCTGCACCGCAAGGTCGATCTCGCGTTCGATCAGCGCTTCCAGATAGTCGGACAAGCCGCCCACTGTTGGCGCGAGGAACACGCCCTTCTGATTGATAAGTTCGATGACCTGCGTCGCGGTCATGTTCGGGTTCTGCGTGAGCGTCTGGAAGATCGTAGATAGGAAGCCCTCGCCCAGGATCGCGCGCTCCTCGTCCATCATCTTGTCAGTGATCTGGATGTCGCCGGCCGGCAGCGTGTGCACGAGCGGCTGCCCATCACTGTTCACCCAGCCTTTGTTCATCGCGCCGGGGATCAGATCGAAGTCGCCGATGCCGTCGTCCGACGCCATAAGGATCGGATCGCCCGCGCGATGGCCGGCCTTCAAGAACGTCGCCTTCTCCGCGTTGAGCGTCTTCAGCGACGGCAGGTAATCCATCGCCGGCCCGCGCCCATAGATTTCATTCGGCCATTCGGTGTAACGCGCCATCGGCATCGGGAAGCTGTAATAGCCGCCTTCCTGCATCATGCGCTTGCTCGACGCATCGACGTAGTGCGAGATGAAAGGCTTGCCCTTCACCGACAGCTTCGCGTTCGGGTCGTAGTCGGGGTTCGGATAGACGCAGTGGAACATGTCGAACAGTTGCTCGCTGTTCTTGTCCTGCGCTTCATCGACGTTCGGCGCGAGCATGTCCTGCCCGAACTTCTGCAGCATCTGCCGCGCGGTCATGCGATATGCGCGCACCATCGCATCGACCTGACCTTGGTGATTTGTGCGAATGTACACTTCGCCGATGGGCAGCGCCTTGTAGCGCGTGCCGCGCACGGGGCGACCGTGCATGTCGTAAAGCTGATCGACGAACATGGGGCCGTTGCCGAACGCACCGACCTGCTGCCAGATCATCTGATTGTTCTTGCGGAAGTTCGCTTGGCCCAGGTAGCGCATGCGGTAGAGCGCGTTCGACGCGGCCTCCATCCACAGGCGCACGCGGCGTAGCTTCTGCAAATCGGGATTGCTCGCCTGCAACTCGTGCCAGTTGGACGAGAAGGGCGTGAGCATGCTGTCGCAGATCGCAGCGAACTTCGCAAGCATCACCATGCCCGTCGCATCGATCTGACGATCCGTCTTCTTCAGGCCGGGGAAGTTGTAGCTGTTGCGGAAGAACGTGTTGCGCATGTTCGGCATGACAAGCTGGGACACTTCCTCCCACTGCCATGAGAAGTTCGGTCGGTAAATCTCGCACTGATTGAACACGTTGAAGCACGCTTCGACCTTGCGGATTTCGTCCATGTCGGGCAGCGGACGTGCTGTCGTCTGACGTGCCATCTTACATTACCGTGCTTGACGGGCCGGTCTTGCTGCCCATGACCAATTGCGTCGCGCTGAGGAACTGGTTCTGCGTGCTCGCCGCGAGTATCTTTTTCTTGCGCGCCATCTCCTGCTCGTCGGTCAGCGTCTGCTGGTTCGCGCCAGGGAGGCCGCCCGCGTTATTGCCGGGGAGATTGAGATCGCCCCACACGGAAGGCATGTTCGTCAGTGCGGCCACGGGGTATTTCCTTGCCGGGGTTGGGGCTCTGGGCGCAAGGTTATTACCGACGCAAGATTATGTCAATGCGAAGATTGAACCCCGTATTCTCCGCATTTACGCGCCCCAGGCGTCGGGATTGGCTCCGCGGCAGAGCTTTGGGCCGCCACTGCGCATCTGCTGAGCAAAGCGCTCACGGATACGCGCGCCACGCTTCGCCATGACCGCAACGCGCGTGGCAGACATCAGATCGTCGCGAACCTTCACAAGATGACCTTCCTCGTCACGATGATAGGTCCGGTATTCTTCGAACCAATTCTGGCAACTGGCGAAGACCTTAAAGCGGTCGCTTTTCATGCGCTCCTCCATTTCGAGGAGCCCAGCATGCGTTTCGTTCGAGCCGTCAGGAAATTGCGCGTGCTTCTCCTGCATCTTCAGCCCGTGCGCCTTGTAGATTTTTGCCGTTTGTGTGAGCTTGTCGCCGAAGTCCTTTCGCTGCGTGCCGTCTTGGGGCCAAGCGACCGGGACATCCGCGCCGAACGGTTTCATCGCGTCGGCGTGCTCGCGCGGCAATGCGTCCTTCATGCGGATGCAGCGTGTGACATACAGCACATCGGCATCCTTGTCCCACGCGATAAGAACCGCCGCAAACGGATGTCGGATGCCGAAGTCTATACCCCACAGCAAATACCAGTGTGCAGGCACGTCGAAGTCTTCAACACGCAACTGGCGTTCCGGTGACGAGAACACCATGCCGCCTCCGAAGTTCGGTACGCCCATGATGCGCGCATTGCGCAAATGCTCCGGCGTCGCCGCGACTGCTGCATCTATTTCCGCCTTGTCGATGTGCTCTGCATCGTACAGCGTCATGCGCACGATTGTCTGTTCAGCGTCGGGATCGTTGATGAACTTATCGCGGATGGAACTGGCGGCCAGCAACGGCGTCGCCGTCACGATCATTATACCGCGCTTCTCACCTTTC